AATATTACCTGTTACGTTACCTGTAAGGTTGCCTGTGATGTTGGCTACGACACCTGCAGGTGCTGTAATAACACCAGTTACATTTAGTGTACCAGCTACTGTAGCATTCTCATGTACTGCAAGAGTATCAATATAACCAATACCATCAATGTACAAGTCTTTAAACTCAGCACCTGTGGCACCAAGGTCAATGTCATCATCTGTAATAGGACGAATAACACCGTCACGAACACTAATCTGTTCTACTGGTACACCAGACACTTCAACGTAGAAGTCTACAGTGTTAGCGCCAGTGTTTACTTGTACTTTATTCTTAGCATCTGCGTCAGCAATAAGGGGTACGTAATCACCTTCGCCAGTTGAGCCATCATGTTTGTGGCCCCCAGCTGCAAGGAAAGCATCCCGTAAAGCATTGTACTCTGCGTTGATTGGAGCCGCACGTACTGTTGCTGTAGGGATAATGTCTGCTGTTGACTGTCTTGTATAACCTGCCATTTAATTTCCTATCGCCTATCTTCCAGGCTGTATGTAATAGAGATTGCCTGTATTGTGTGGCTTGCATTGGTGTTGTTAGTAACGTAGCTTATTGAGACAGAGTTTCCAGAACCTGAAACATTTGTTAGGGCTTTTGGAGAAGGATTACCATCGTATATATCCCCTGCACCGTAGATAGCAGTACCGTACAAAGCTGCTGCGCCTTCAGTAGAAAAGCTATAAGTTGTTGGGTTTAATGTGTTGGTGTCGTCATAGTCATAAGATACACCTACAAAGACTTCTGTTGATCCTTCAGACTTTAGGTACGTGTTTACTTTGTAAACAACCTTACGCATCTCAGGGTCTTCCATATAAAAATATGGTGTTTGGTAAAGACTAAAAATAGCATCTCCCGCAAAAGAGGTACCAGTCTCTTGTCTATATACTTTACCACCTCCATCACCGTGAATGATAAACTCAAACTGCCCAATGTATCCACTGGCTACACAGTTGGCTTCAATGCCAATAAGCTGGCTGTATTCAAAGATACTTTGTTTATTCTGTGATTTACGAATAGCACCGATTAGGGAAAGAGAACTGTCGTTTTTAAAGAAGAATCTAAACTGTGATTTTTTACGTATAACTACAATACTAATATCTACGACTTGTTCTGATAGATAGTAGTTATCAAAGATGTCTTGAATCTCTTTAGAAACTGGAGCAAGTTCAACGTCACCAATTCTATCTGTACCAGAAATAGGACGAAGACCATCTGGTCCTAAGAAGAGTAGATCACCCCCAAATTCTACCACAGAATCAGGTGCAACACAACCTAGGTTAGATGTTACATTCTGTAATACAAAATTAGCAGTGTTATTACCAGTTAGTTTTTTAATGTTATTTGCACCGAAGATGAAAAGATCATCACGGAACTTTTTAATAGCAGTAATCTTAAAACCTACATTAATAACTCCAGCCCCGTTTGCAGGTGTAAAGTCTGTAGCATTAAGGGGTGCACTAAAATAAAGATTAAAAGGGTTTGTAGAGTCCCCCGCCAGAAATATATGCGAGGAATACTCTTCTGAAAACTTTGGGTCTGTTGCAGCATTGCTACTTGTAATCTGAGTGTAGGTTGTACCATCGTAGGTAGCTGCTGGGTTAACTCCGTCAGTTAAAAGAAGTATTTCACCTGACCAGTTGAACTCTGAGAAACGTATTCTTGAAACGTTTGTTGTATTAGGAGAACCCGCAGTAGTTATAGCATCCCAAGAACTAGAAGTGTTGTTCCATTTATGTAGGTAGTTATACCCAGAAAGAGGTTTTCTGCAAGCAAAAATACCATCATTAAGATTACCGTTTACATGTACACCCAGTACAGCACCGGAACCTGGAACAGTTCCGTAGTCATTTTGATACCCGCTAATACGCCTGTAGCCACCTGCAAGAGATGGCTCGTAGTTAATCATACGAATAGCACTGCCAGACAAAGAAGAAGCCTGTGTGAGGGGATCAACATTGGTAATTAACCCACCCGCAGATACAGATAAAAAAGTACTTAATCCATCTGCCATTTAAAACACACTCGGTTTAGATCTTTGGAGTACTGTGGAACTGACAACTTGAGGAGAATCTACAATAAGTCTTCTCATAGATTTTATCCCCACTTTGAATTTTTCTGCATGTACCATTGCGGATTGATCGTTTGACCTAAAGCGCATTAGATACATCATAGCACCGTCAATAATAATACTTTTAAATCTGTCGGGGATAACAGTAACATCGTCAGCAAGCACCAGGTCATCTGGGAAAGACCAGTATCTATACTCAACTAAGTACTGTTCGTTAGGTAGGGGAGTTATACCAAATTTATTATCTTGGGTTTTATAAGCTGAAGATGGTACTGCATGACCACCTGTACCAGACATGTCTTCGTTAGCTCTGAAGTCTCTCAGGTAACTCTCGTATGAAATTACAGGTAAGTATTTTGCATTAGTACCTTGAAAAGGTTTTAAATAAAAAGTATCCCAGTCAACCTTGGACAAGTCGGCTGGTAAACTGTACACACCTGTACCAACAGTAAGCTGTTGCTCATAGGTCTGAAGCGTAAAAGGCCACTCTTGGGCCTCTTGAAGAATCTCTCTGATGGATGAATTTATAGCATCTTTTGCAGTTGACTGAACATTTTTAACAGAGTTAAAGTCAGCTGTATCAATAACAACATCGTTTACTCTTCTTAAAAGTTCATTAACAAGGTTAATGTAGGTGGCCATTCTGCATCCTAAATATACTTAGAGGAGTTGAAGGGGCTACCGAAGCAGCCCCAACTATTAACTTATGCTAGGTTGTACTTAGCAGTTACAAGAGCTTCTGGACGTAGAATCTTACGACCATATAGATGCATACCACGTACAATGTCAGCAAAGCTGTCAGGGTCACGGTAAGTTTCAGTCTTGTTGATTTGCTCAGCAGTTGCTACAGCAGAATCATGACCAGCTACAATAGCACCGTAGTTGGCGTTTTGGTTAGCTGAACCTGTAGTACCAGCACCAGTACCTACTGATGGCAAGTTGCTTGAAGTGTATACACGGAAACCGTGGAAGTTGTTCAAGACTAGACCGTTACGTAGGCCACCTGATTCACCGAAGTCTGCGTTGAATAGACGAGAGTCTTCGTCACGCAATACTTCCATAAATACTGGATCGACTACCAACCAACGACCTTGGGTATCAACTTGCTTTTGATCCAAGAGACGAGCCATACGAGACACAACCATTGCTGGTGATGCGTATGCTGTTGGAAGTGCTGTTGCACCTGGCAAACGAGCAGCTACTGGGATCGAGTGATCAGCAGCGGATGCAGTTGTGATGTTACCGAAGTCACTCTTTTTCAGCTTGTTAGCTGCCAAGAGTTCATCAGTACCAGCAGCAGCATCAGCCTTAGTGCCGTTTACTACGTTGTTTACAGCACCTGCGTTTGCATGCAAAGCAGCTTGCTTATAGCCAGCCAAGTAACCCAGAACTTCTTGGTCGTACTGATCAGCCAAGCGGTAAGCCGCACGGTTGGTAGCAAGGTCCATGAAGTTGACGTGGGAGTGAGCTTCTTCAATGTCGTCCATTTTGAACGCAAAGTAGTTGCTCTTGTCTACTACAAGAGAGAAGTCTGCATCTGCCAAGTCTTGTGCTGCAATAGTTGCACCACGAGTATATGCTGATACGCTTACTTCTGGCTCTTTAATAATCTTAACAGTATCACCTTGGCTAGCGATTTCTCCAAAATAGTCGGAGTTAGTAATATCGCCACATACGGTGGACTTGCGGAATGCAAGCTGTACTTTTTTAGAATAGATAACTGATGAAAAGTTACCATTCGGGAGGTTGGTATAACCCCCTGCGGATGCGAATGCCATTATAATTCTCCTAGAATGTTTGGCTTATGATAAAGAGATGAATGCGAGTATAAGGCAAACACCTCAACTCAGAGAAACTAAACAAGACGAAGAGGCTGAGGAATTTTCTAGGGTGCGTTTACGGTCTAGCGTACAATGATCAATCATACGGTCTAGCGTAAACGGGCCTGTACTTACTCAGGTAGTTCTTTGATATATGTTTAAGTTTAAGGGTTGTTTGGCAAGAGAGGTAGTCCCATAGGGGAGGCTCTTGTTCCTGCCAATAGTTATACTCCGGTAGAAATAGATGTCAACACCTATCGTGCACTACCAGACATATCATAGACAAATTTACCAGTTCTCATAGCTTTGGTAATTTCATCTTGACGTTCTTCGAACTCTTTTGAAGACATCTGAGCAACTTCAGATTCTGAAATCTGACCTGTTGAGTCAGTTGCATCTACTTTAGCTCTTGAACCTTTGCTTACCAGAGATGCTGCCTTCTTAGTAGAAGCCTTCTTAGCATCCTTGGTGAGACCTTTATCAGACTTATACAAGTCGATAACTCTTACGACAGAAGCAGGGTCATCTTGATTCTCATAGATGGCATCCTGTACCCACTTGGGTTGTGCTTCTGCCCAATCATGAAACTCATCTGACTCTCTTAGATTAATAAAGTCTGGATGGGAATCTAGAATTTTAGATTCAGCTGACTTACGTGTAGCCTCGTATTGAACTTTGTCTAGTTCAGACAAACGTGACTCAGCTTTATGAAACATCTCTTGTGCTTTTTTAGCAGCAATAGTTTCTACGATACCTGCAACATCTGGATATTCTTTTGCCCAAGCTTCGATGTCCTCGTCGGACTTAGGGGGGATGATAGTACCACCCTCCATACGTTTCTCAAGAGCACCAAACTTTTCTTCCCAGTCTTTTTCCTTTTGTTGCATGTGACGTCTAAGGTCACCGTACCTTTTCTTAAAAGACTTCTCTTCTCTAGTTAGATTAGACTCGTCTTCTGTGTCTTCTTGAGGAGCAGTTTCAACTACCTTTTCGGCAGCTTCTCCTGTATCTTCTTCAACCTCTTCACCACGAGCTTTTGCTTCCAGTTGAGCAATTTGCTTTTCTTCTTCTTCCATCTGTGCTTTTTTACGAGCATGGTTAAAACCACGATCTACAAAGCCAGCTGTCTTGGGTGATTCAATTGTATTTAGTTCGGACATTTTCAGTTCCTTATGTTGGGGCTAGCATTATTGCTAGGTCGCCTTATAGTTGTTGTAGGGAGTTATTTCTTCTTACGTTTTCTCATTAGACCGCCTTTGTACTTCCCCCCTGGAGCACCTTTTTCCTTAGCTATTTCCTTTACTTTTTCAGGGTCGTAGGTAGCCACTGTTCTTGTGGAGCCACCTGAGTCTGTTATGTTTCTGGTCCCTGTTACGGCAGGTCCGAATTTGTCCCAGTTGTCATCGTTTGACCCTGTGTAGATACCCGCAGCCTGAGCTTGAGCAGCGGAAGGTGCTTGTTGTTGCTTAGTTGTTTCTACAGCAAGTTTTTGAGCAACGGTTTGTACTCTACTTTCTCTTTCCTCTAGGGCATCTAAAGCACGTTCGTAAGCTCCTTTGTTACCACCAAACATTTCAGGAGTTATCTTTACATCCTTCCCAGAGAAGGCAGCAAGCTGTTGTACAAAGGCATTCTGACCAGAAAGCGCACCAAAGGTACTAGCCCCCTGAACAAGGAAGCTGGAGTTATTAATTAACTCATCTGCTTGTTTATTAAGTGCTTCAGCTGTACTATCAAAGCCTCTTGCCTTAGCTACCAAGGCAGCTGCCCTTACTTCTGAAATTGCGTATCCTTGTTTAATACTAGGATACGCAGCTATTGCTAAACCTAGTGGACCGCCAGCAAGTGTCCCAAGAACAGCAGCGCCTTTTTTGGTGAAGGGGTCTTGCTTAGAACCTGTACCTATGGCAGCTAGTTCTTTTTCAGAGAGTTTAAAGTAGTCTTGATCAGGCTCTTTAAACTTAACCTCTGTCGGTTCTGGAGGAGCCGTACCCCCACTTCCTCCACCGAAGTCATCCGTATTCGCTAATACACAAGTACCTGTTACAGGATCAAAGCCCATACCCATAGCTCTACAAGACTCAGCAGCAGAGTTAGGTGCAGCTGAAGTTGCGGCAGGTGCTGCACTTACTGCAGGGACAACTGCTGCGGCTGGCTGAGGGACATAACCAGAAGGTTGCATATAGGAACCTCCAAGTGTACCAGCCCATGAAGGAAGTCCTGGAATAGCACTAGAGTATCCGCCCTCTGCAAAAGACTTAGTAGCTTCTGCAGGAGGATTAGCTTGATTCATTTGTGCAGAAGGCATGTTAGGGTTTGTTCTGCTTACTTGGATACCACGTTGAGACAACTCTTCAAGCAGCTTAGGGTTTTGCTGAACAGCAGCCATAACCCTAGTAATAACTTGATCAACCTTATTAGGGTCTGCATAGGATGAAGTAGGTTGAGTTACTGCACCACCTTCTGCAAAGCTAACTACCAAACCACCTGCATTAAGACGTTGGTTAATTACTCTATCATTCTTAGCAGCAAAGGCCATCTTATCCATAAGACCACCATTAGCTACACCTGTAGTCAACATCTGTTCTAGTTGAGCTAAGTCTTGATCAGTGATCTCTTGTCCCATATCAGCTTGCTGCATAGGGTCTGGCACTGGCTCTCCGCCTATTCTACCATTAGATTCCATATTAGACAAGCCCATTTTAGCTTCTGTTCGTAGATCTTCAAAGTATTTTACACCAAAGAAACGTACAACATCAGCTGGTACGACATACTCACCTTCGGACAGTTGTGCTGGAATATCGTCACGAACCTCTT